GGCCCAGCCCCGGTACATCTGCGCCATTTGTTCGGAGCATTTCTCTAAGCGCCCTTCGGGTAACCAGAATCTAAAGTCAGCGTGCAGGTGACCATTATCAGCTCGCCAGATTTTCCCGGCAGCACAGATATCTATCTTATGGGCCAGATCCACACCAACCCACATCGGGTAAGTTTTGAGCTCATGAACCGGCGCAATATCTTCGCAGGCTTCCCACTTCACCATGTCCATCCAGGCTGATTCAGCTGTAACCCAGATATTCATGTGTTTTGTGAAGAAATTGACGCGCGCGGAAACCTGCTCTTTCGCTTTTTTCGCCAGGCGGCGCAGGTCATCCCAGCGTTTACAGATGCCTAAGCCAGGGTTAGCTTTTTGCCACACCATTTCATCAAACGGGTCATCACCTTTATCAAGGGTGAAAATGATGGCGAAAAAGCTGTCGTCTTTGACAGCACCCTCAACTTTGCTGTTGTAGCCCTTCAAAACCTTAATGGCGTAGTCACGCAGCTCGTAACAGATACCTTCTTTATTAAATCCGGCTGTCGTGATGCCAAACAAAAGTGACTGCAAACGTGCGCCTGTTGCAGTTTCCAGAACATCCCACACGTCACGGGTTTTATGTGCATGCAGTTCGTCTACGATGCCACAATGAATGTTCAGGCCGTCGAGGTTGTTGGCGTCCGACGAGAGCGGCTCAAATTTGGAAGAGCTTTGCTCCTGATAAATCGCCAGCTTATTGAATTCAAACAAGCGGCCCAGCGTCGGTTTCGCTTTCTTGATCATGTTTTTGGCATCTTCGAACACGATACGCGCCTGGTCGCGGGTTGTGGCTGCGGAATAAACCTCTGCCCCCCCTTCGCCATCGGCCCCGGTCATATACAGGCCGACACCAGATGAAAGCGTCGATTTGGCATTTTTACGGGCCACTTCGTTATACGCGGTGCGGAACCGGCGAACCATCACCGGGCGTCCGCTGCCATCGTTGCGTAACACGACCTCACCGGTTTGCTCATCCACCAGCGGTATAACAAAGCCGAAGATATTGATCAGGATGAACACATGCCAGTCCATCAACTCGATAGGCTGACCGGCCAGATTGCCCTTAACGTGTGGCACGAATTTATAAAAATTGAGGATGTGCTGCGCGCGTGGCTCACTGAAAAAAATCCCTCGTTCTTCACCATGAGCGAGATCGTCAATAAATCGTTGGCATGCCAGGCGTACAAACTCGCAGGCAACAATTTCCCCGGACACCACCCGTTCGGCGTAGCGTATTCCTTCTGCAACCTTAGCCATTAATCCCTCGCTTTCATGAACTCAGCCAGCGGATCAACCGCGTCTGGTTTGTCTATGCTGACTTTTGAGCGGCTGGCTGGCGTCATGCCGAATTCTGCCAGCATGGCACGGAGCCGTTTCCATGCATCAGCTTTCATAATTGCCGCCGGGTGAGCCTTTATCATTCTAATCTCACGTTCTTTGCCTTCGTCGGGGTCTTCTTCGCTGTAAACGGCGTAGGTGTAACCTTCACGATCTAACGTGTCGCAGTGGTGTCGGTATTCGGTGTAAGCCTCCACCAGTAATTCCAGCGCCCGCGCATCCAACCCGGAAATGACCCCGACAGCATCCAGCTCATCGGCCATTCGCTTGAACCAGTACTTGCCCTGCTTATCGAAATGCTTAGGAGTTGGGGGAACCCCTGCAGGCGGTTTTGGCTCATCTTTATTGATCGGGCGCTTGGATGGGTTACCCCTCACCAAACGCAGATGGGTCGGGGTTTTCGGTGGTCCAGACATAATCGAAAACTCCTATTAATAGCTGGCTGGGGGTACCCCAAAAAAAGTTTCGCAACCTGCGGCGATGCGAGGAAAGGTCAGGCGTCGGTCCCTTGCGCGCAGGGCTGTAGGGATTTGATCCCCCCCCTGCCCTGATGAGAATCGTTATCATTCACATCAAAATGGTTGCATTTGAAATGATTTCACTTTTGCTTCTCGGTAGCCGTCTTGCAGCGGTGGCAAGGCCAGCACAGGCCTTGCAGGTTGGCATCGTCATCGGTGCCCCCTTGAGCCTTGGGCTTGATATGGTCAACAGTCACTGCGGGTACTGCGCGGCCTTCTTTGAGGCATGACTGACACAGGTGATTGTCGCGGCAGAGGATGCGGGCGCGGCGAATCTCCCACTTGCTACCGTATCCGCGTTGATGTCTGCTCTTGCCCTGCTGGTGCTGTTCCCACCCTTCGTTACGGTGCAGATCACAATAACCTGAGCGGTCAGTGGTGGTGCCGGGGCAACCTCGCTTACGGCAGGCTCGCGGTATTAACGCGGGCATCGTTCAATCCTTACCTGTCCATAACGGGTGCGGCGTTGAACCTCTCCGTTCACGACAAGTATTCTCCCTTTGTCGTCACGCATAACATCCACAACCTCACCTTTAACATCGTCGGCGGTCTGGCAGCGCTTCACCTCTTCGCCGTCGAGATACACGGTGATCCGTTCGCGACCGGGGGTGATTCTTTCTCCCGGATCATCATCAAGAACTGTTATTCGCATCGTTGCACCACGTTATTTTTTTACGCAGATAGCTTGCGTGTTGGTCGAACGAGCAGTTTCAAATTTTTGAAGGAATTGGGTTTTAGCTGCTTCGCATGTTTCTTGAGACGAAAACTCCTGGGAGCGAATACTGGCAAAATCGTTGTCTGCCCATGCCGAGGCATATAGTGAAAAAATGAGAATGAACATGCTTATTTCCTTTTAGGTGTGAGCCTGTCGCACGGGAAGACCGCCCGATAAAGCGGAATGCCCCAGGCTCACTACTGAAAGATATCGTTAGGCTGCGCGTGCGAGGCGCATAAAAAAAGGCCGCCGGAGCGACCATTGATGATTCGGTGTTATTGGTTAACGTCGAGCGCTGATGAATGTCGGCACAGTTTCGCCTAAGCAGGTGGCGTCCAGGAATTCACCTTCAAGCTCTGGCACCTTTACTGTTCTACCACCGGTTTGGGATTCATAGTGAAAAGCAACCTCGACCACCTTCCCATCAATCACAACCGGCATCGTGTGTTTTTCATCACTTGTCATTAAGCCCCCTTGAAAAGCCACCAGCAGATGCCAGTGGCTTGATGATCATTAACTTATGAGGAGCAAAGAATTAACTTTCACTTTATAAGTTCATCATGTGCCTGTAGAAGTTCATTATGAGAAACAGGCCTGTCAGCAGCGAAGCAGATTGCGCCACTATGACCATTTATGAACGTCGCAAAAGTCGTGTGGATGGTTAAAAGTCGCGGCTTACCGTCCGGATACAGATAAAATATTCTTGAACTATTACTTTTTTTCCTCACAACTTTTGGGGCTTGCTCGTTTATGAAGACAATAATGTTTCTCATGCAACCCTCCCGTTGTGCTGATTGGAAAATTAGCACATAACCTGATGACACGAGAGGTGATTATTCTCACTTTATGATCGGTAATGGCATTGAATTTTTTGAAATAATCCCTTTCAGTGGCGTCATTATCACAGGCACTCAGTGAATGCCTGCTGTAATGCCTATTATCCAAGAGCCGTCGCGTCTAAAGCGTCTTCTGCTTTACCGGGCAACAAGGCCTTGCTGATTAAGAGATCACTGTTTCTGTAAATGGGTAACCTTGACGCGCGCAGGCTTTTGCTTCGTGTCGAGGGACCCGCTGATGCCAACCAGTTCGTCCGGCGAAACCTGGCGACCATCGAAAATCGCCATCGGGATATACACCTCTATCTGCCCGGACTTATCGCGAAACTCATACACATCTTCGCTAATTTTGCGTAGTAAGTTACCGCGCAACGAGACGGATGCGCCATCATGCATGGTTTTCGCCTGTTGCACGTTCATGGAACGCGCATCTTCCATGCCGCGATAGCCTTCATCCATTTTATGCGCGGGCGGTGGGGCTTTATCTGCTTTCAGACCGGGTGATTCTTCCGCCATAATCGGCATGGAAAACAGTGCGGTCAGGGCTGTTGCCAGTAGAACCTTTTGCATAAGCACGCCTCTTTATCAGTAAAACACCGGCTAAGCCTGGCACAGCATCCTGAGGATGACAGACGAATTATCTGGTTTCACGGTACTCATGGCTCAGCTGACCAAACAGCCAGTCGTTCTGCCAGAGCCAGCCGAGCCAGAAGGCTTCACGCAGTTCTCCTTCCACTTCATCGTGAATTTGCTCCAAAAAAAAGCCGCTCGGACAGAGCGGCGAAAACAATTACCAGGGAATAATGATGAAGCATGGATATCAGAACTATAGCTGGCTAATAGTTCAGGATATTAAACCAGGACCTTTCCGAGAGCATATATCGGTGATTATTAGCAGACTTACTGTTGAAACGAATGTTTTGTGAACTTATGCAATTGCCTCCCTCAGGAGAAGGTCGGATTTCCATCTCCTGAGGGATTTTTTTTATCTTAAGCACTGCTCGCGCACATACGCTTGCAGGCCAGTCAGTTGTTTGGTGACGGTTTCTATGTGGTCCAAGAGCAGTCATTAAAGAAGTCGATTAGCTGCACTCACAATCTCATCGGGAGATAGTTCCCTGTCTGAGGCTACATATATCTCGGTATGGTCACCGGTTATGGAGTGAATTCCGGCAAGCATAATCTTAAGATGAGTTTCCTCACCGTTGGGGTAGTTTCTCTTAATGGTGGTTACGGCTTTAGTAGTCTCAACCACTTCTACCGACTGCGCATTGAAGAATACTAAGACCTTTTTCATCATATCACCGGCAACAGTCCTACATGGATGAATGTGCTTATTAATTGAGCGCCGCATTAACATCCTCGTCGGCGATTAAGCAACAAAACAAACGCTAGAAAAGGCCACGCATACTTTTACGTGGCCTTTGGTATTTGTTATCCGGGCCAGATACCCTCACTCCCTGGAGCCACCCAGAAGGAAAAGAGAAGCCTCGCCGGGATAACAGACCCTGTAGTTTGGTGTTGGCATATCTAACAGAGTCAGTGCTCAGATTAGGACATTAATAGGTTTAATCAAACAATATTAATCTAATTGATTAAAAATTCTTATCAACCAATTGATTTTGTTACCTTTGTTCAATAAATTATTTATAAATCAATTAGTTATTGACTTTTGCTTTAACTCCATCAGGAAAACGCAATTACATACTGCCAGAACCTATCATTTGGCTAGAGAGTATTGTCGTTGTTGCTCAATGTCACGTATACCAGCCAACTGGTTGTTCGCTGTTTCGATAGCTGCCAGTAGCGGCTGGATCCACAACACCGCCTGACAATAGGTCAGCGTGCTGGTGGGAGCGGGGCCACTACCGGCTGCGTCAGCGGCGGCGGAATCGGTGTGCATTGCGC